GTCGAATTCTTCGTGCTGCTGCCGAATAAGAACAGCAAAAGCACGGTGGCCGCCGGGATCATGCTGACCGCGCTGATCCTCAACTGGCGCCAGTCGGCCGAATTCTCGGTGCTGGCTCCAACCGTCGAGGTCGCGAACAACGCCTACACGCCAGCACGCGACATGGTGCAGAAGGACGACGAGCTCGACGATCTTCTGCACGTACAGTCACACGAGAAAAAGATTACCCATCGGGAGAGCAACGCGATCCTGAAGGTGCTGGCGGCAGACCAGAACACGGTCGGCGGCAAGAAGTCGGTCGGCACGCTGGTCGACGAGCTGCACCTGTTTGGCAAGATGCCTGCTGCAGAGAACATGTTCCGCGAAGCCCTGGGTGGGCTGGCGTCAAGGCCGGAAGGCTTCGTGATCTGGCTGACGACCCAATCCGACGAACCGCCGGCCGGCGTGTTCAAGCAGAAGCTGGAGTATGCACGCAAGGTTCGCGACGGCGAGATCGTCGACCCGGCCTTCGTGCCGATCATCTTCGAACACCCGCCTGAAATGGTGGCGTCTGGCGATTGCCTCCTGCTTGAGAACATGGCGATGGTGAACCCGAACATCGGCTTCTCGGTCGACCAGGTGTTCCTCGAGCGCGAATTCACCAAGGCCCAGCAGGCCGGGCCAGAGTCGCTTCGCGGCTTCATGGCGAAACACGCCAACGTCGAGGTGGGCATGAATCTGCGCAGCGACCGTTGGGCGGGGGCTGAGTTCTGGCAGGCCGCGACCGACCGGACTATCACCCTGGACTCGCTGCTCGAGCGGTCAGAGGTGGCTGTTGTCGGCATCGATGGCGGCGGATTGGATGACTTGCTGGGCCTGTCGGTCTTGGGCCGGGAGCGTGACACCGGCAGATGGTTGCTTTGGTGTCACGCTTGGGTGCACGAGATCGCGCTTGAGCGCCGCAAGGAAATCGCACCGCGACTACTCGACTTCCAGAAAGATGGCGATCTCACCATCGTCAAGCGGCCAGGCGACGACGTCATGGCCGTGGCTGATCTGATCTGCAAGGTTCGCGACTCGGGCTTGCTGCCGGACGAGAAGGGCATCGGCGTCGACGCCGCCGGCATCGGCGACATCGTTGACGAGCTGATCACCGAAGAACGCGGCATCGACATGAAGCAGATCGTCGCGATCTCGCAGGGCTACCGCCTGAACGGCGCGATCAAGACCACCGAGCGCAAGGTTGCTGGTGGCGAGCTGGTGCACGGCGGGCGCCCGATGATGGCCTGGTGCGTCGGCAACGCCCGGGTCGAGGACAAGGGCAACGCCATCCTGATCACCAAGCAGGCCAGCGGCAAGGCCAAGATCGACCCGCTTATGTCCGCGTTCAGCGCGGTCTCGCTGATGGCGCTGAACCCTGTCGGGGAGGCGGCGCCGGAAATTCACGTATTGGACTTTTAATGACCGGACAACTGTTGAACCTGGAGGCGACGCCGCACAAATCGCGCGTGCTCGATTCCTGGATGGCCGGTCGCGATGGCGCTGCAGAGCGCGCTGGCATTGTGGCGCTGGGCGAGAATTCCAGCAGTAGCATGTCGATGGGCGAACTGGCCAACCTGCTGGGCGCCGCGCACCGTTCGTCGTCCGGATCGACCGTGACTGCCGAAACCGGCATGCGAGTGTCGGCCGCGTACGCCTGTATGGCGCTGATCGCCGGCGCCATTGCCACGCTGCCGATCGGCATCTACGAGCGCAAGGGCAACGATCGCGACTCGGCGAGCCACGACTACTGGTGGATGCTGAACGAGCTGGCCAGTGATGGCTGGACGTCGGCAGCCGCCTGGGAGGCGATCATCCTTTCCAAGCTGTCGCACGGCGACGGCTTCGGCGAATGGATCCGCCCGAACTTCTACAGCAATAAGGTATCCGGCTGGCGGCCGCTGCCGCGCCATACCGTGTGTCCGTTCAAAGATGGCGACGTCGTGCGGTACCGGATCACCCCGGACAACAAGCCAATGTATGTGCTCGACCGCGCGGACATCATTCACCTGCCGAGCCTGGGGTTTGACGGGCTCACCAGTCCAAGCCCACTGACGTACGCGGCGCTCGAGGCGATCGGTACCGCACTGGCCGCCCAGGAATACACGGGGCGCTTCCTTGCCGGCGGCGGCAATTTCGACTACGCGCTGCAGACGGCGTCGAAGCTGGACAAGGCGCAGCTCGAGCAGCTCAAGGCGTCGCTGATCGCGCGCGCGCAGAACGGTGGGCGCGGTCCGCTGATCCTGTCGGGCGGCCTGGCCCCGGCGCAACTCAGCGTGAATTCGAAGGACGCCGAGATCCTGGCCACTCGCCTTTTCACCGTGGAGGAAATCTGCCGCATCTTCGGGGTGCCGCCCACGATGGTCGGCCACGGCGGCGCGGTGTCGAACTGGGGTACCGGTGTGGCGCAGCAGGGCATGGGCTTCGTCCGATACACGCTGCAGCGGCACCTGACGCCGATCCAGCAGGAACTGAACACCAAGCTGTGGCCGGTGCGTGAGCGGTACTTCGTCGAATACATCACCGCGGCGCTCGAGCGTGGCGATCTGAAGGCGCGGTATGACGCATACCGCATCGCCCTTGGCCGCGCCGGCGAGCAGCCGTTCATGGACGCGGACGAGGTCCGCCGGCTGGAGAACATGCCGCCAAACACAAAACTGAAAATGAATGGAGGCACCAGTGTCGAAAAGCCTGACCAAGCTACTGGCGAGCAACAAGAAGCGCCCTGAGCGCGTCCCGCAATCCAAGATCGTGGCCAAGGCCGACGAGACGGAGATCTACATCTACGACGCGATCGTGTCCGACGAGGAAACCGCCTACTGGATGGGCGGCGTCTCGGCCGAGGCGCTGGTGCCGCAGATTCGTGACATCAAGGGCGGCACGATCCACCTGCGCATCAACAGTCCGGGCGGCGACGTATTCGCGGCCCAGGCCATCTGCCAGGCGATCCGCGACACCGGTGCCAAGGTTATCGCGCACATCGACGGCTACGCGGCCAGCGCCGCCACCGTCATCGCCACTGCGGCCGATGAGGTCGAGATTGCCGACGGCGGCTTCTACATGATCCACAACGCCTGGACCTGGGCGATGGGCAACGCGAACGACATGACGTCGACCGCGGGACTGCTCTCGAAAATCGATGCCTCGCTCGCGGCGCAGTACGCCAAAAAGAGCGGCATGTCGGTCGAGGACCTGCGCGCCGCCATGGATGCTGAAACCTGGTACACCGCCGAGGAAGCCGTCGCTGCCGGCCTGGTCGACCGCGTCGCCGAAGGCAAGAAAGTCGAGGCGTCGTGGGACATGAGTGCATACGCGCATGCCCCGAAGCCTGCCCAAGCCGGGCCCGAACAGGTCGACCCGATCGCCACCGAAGAGCACCGCGCACGCCATCAACAGCGCATTGCCACGATGACGCGCCTCCAAGTTAGCTGACGCTCTCGCGCCACTAGACCAGCCACCTCCGGGTGGCTTTTTTTATGCCCACCGGCCGCGAGAGCGGACCACCCCCTTCGAAAGGTTTCACATGACCAAGCTCGCAGCCCTGCGCGCCCAACGCGATACCGTGGCCAAGAAAGTCCACGACTTGAATAACAAGTACCCAAATGACCAGCGCATGCCGGCAGCCGAGGCCGGCGAACTGGATAAGCTCCTGGCTGAAGTCGAAGCGATCGATCTCGACATCGCGCGCGAGAACCGCATCGCCCAGCTGGCCGGCGAGAATCCAGACCGCCAGCACGACGACTCGGTGAATGCGGCCTACCGTGCGGGCGCCGGCGCGCCGAACGAATCTGCGGCGCTGCGCGCCATGCTGTCGGGTGGCCTGTCGGCCCTGTCGGCAGAGCAGCGCTCGGCCATGCAGGCCCGCGTGAACCCCGATATCCGCGCTGCGATGTCGACCACGACCGGCTCGGAAGGCGGCTACACCGTGGCCACCGAATTCAGCCGCACGCTGATCGAAGCCATGAAGGCATCGTTCGCCGTTCGCTCGGTTGCCACCGGCATCCAGACCGCCACCGGCGCGCAGATGCTGTTCCCTACCGCCGATGCAACGGCGGAAGAGGGCGAGATCGTCGGTCAGAATGTGAAGGTCACGGCGCTGGACACCACGTTCGGCCAGGCCTCGCTCGACGTCTTCAAGTATTCGTCGAAATCGATCGCGCTGCCGTTCGAGCTGATCCAGGACTCGATGTTCAACGTCGAGGCGTACATCACGAACCTGCTCAACCTGCGCATCGGCCGCATCCAGAACCGCCACCACACGCTCGGCACCGGTACCGGCCAGCCGCGCGGTCTGCTGACGGCTGCCGTCGCTGGCAAGATCGCCGCGACTGGCGGCGCAACGACTGTGAAATACGAAGACCTGATTGACCTGGAGCACTCGGTCGATCCGTACTACCGTGCCAGCGGCAAGTGGATGATGCACGACACCACCCTGGCCGCGCTGCGCAAGATCAAGGACGACAACGGCCGTCCGATCTTCGTGCCTGGCTACGAGTCTGGCACCCCTGGCGGCGCCCCTGATCGCCTGCTGGGCCGCGAGATCATCATCAACCAGCACATGCCGGTGATGGCTGCGAACGCGAAGTCGATCCTGTTTGGCGACTTCAGCAAGTACTTGGTGCGCGACGTGATGGACACCACGCTGTTCCGCATGACCGACAGCGCGTACACGCTCCAGGGCCAGGTCGGCTTCGTCGCCTTCTGCCGCTCGGGCGCCAACCTGATCGACATCGGCGGCGCAGTGCGCTACTTCCAAAACTCGGCCACCTGATCGTAGCCAGTGGCCAGCCGAGGCTGGCCACTTCAACGGAGAACACCGATGGCAAAAGCAAAACCCGTAGGCGCCGAGGCGACGAACTCGGATCTGCCGACACTCACGCCCACCGCGCCTGACCAGGCCGAAGCGCTGGCAGATGGCGAGCCGCAGGCGCAGGCGATCCCGGACGTGGTCGATACCCCAAGCCCGGATCTGGCGCCAGATGCAGGCGAGCCCGAAGCCCTACCTGAAATGGTCAAGGCCCGCGTCCTGGCCGCCAGCGCGTACGGGCAACCCAACGACGTCATCGAAATCGATGCGGTGCTGGCGAAGGCGATCCCGGACGTGGTCGATACCAGCCCGGCGGCAGTCGCTTACGCCGAATCGCTGGCGTTCGGCGAGTAACAGCAGGGCCGACCGCGATGACCCACCTGCACATGGCCCGCGAGGTCTCGACCATCCGTCTATATGACGAGCCTGGAGGCTATGAGACGCGCCGGCCATACAGGGCAATCCTGCAGGTCACGCACCTGTCGGACACTTTCGCCTACCTGCACGGTGCGGTCGGCCAGATCGATCGAGCCGCGCATGCAGCGGCAATGAACATGCTCCGCGATCTCGGCGTCACCACGGTGATGTACGAGCGGCGCGGGCGAATGAAAACCATCGAATTGAAAGCCGATATGCCAACTGCCGCCACTACCAACGAGGTACACCATGGCTAATTTCATGGGTGGCGATAAGCTCCTGGCAACCGAGCAGCACAGCACGGGCAATTCAGGCCCACGGTTCGGCAATTACAAACGCGAAGCCGAGGCACCATACAACGGCGTGCGCGTTTGTATCTTGTATAAAAATACCGCCGACCCAGCGCCTACGTTTGAAGCGTATGTAGCGTCTACCGATACCGGGCTGCGAAACACGAATCAAAATCTGTTCGCGCCAATGAGCG